GTATAATCTTCCATCTTTTTTCTTAAAACATTAAATTTTTCATGATGAGTATTATACATAATTAAACCTCCATAAAATAAATCTAAAGCAGATGAATTAATATGAGCATGGTCTTTTAATGTTCTTATCATTTCGTCTAAATCTTTTTTATACCTATCAAAGCTTAAAGAATCAAAAAATTCTCTATATATATCTTTTGAATTTGTAAAAGACAAAAAAGAATTATCACCCAAAACATTAATTAATAAAGGAAGATGTTCTTTTAATACTTTATATTTGTGGTCTGCGTATATAACATACTTTGTTTCAGGAACAAAAAACTTTAAAAATTTAACATATTTAGATTGTCTAGTTCCTTCTTTTAAATCATAAGTATGGTTAAAAGGCAATTGCTTTATTTCCCATCCATTAGAATTTGCATGAGATTTAAATGAATCGTCTATTATTGTGGTGCAAACAAAAGCGCTATCAACGTCTGTATAGTGAACTTTATTAAAATTACCTGTTACACAAGTTACAACTGAGCAATCCATTTTTTAGCTTGATTATAAAATAAATTATCAGGAAAGATAGATGTATCTATATTTGGAATTTTATGCTTGTTAAATATTGGGTCACAACTATAATGAGCTATGTAATGTTTTTCATCTAGTTGATTTATATTTGGATAATAACAATTTTTATCATCAATCATTTTTATTCTATGATTATGACAAGCTATATTTAAACCATGCATTGCACACCACCAGGAGTGTTGATTGCCCTGTTCTTTTTCTGTTATTAATGACGAATACTTTATTACGTCATCTATTATTTTTTTAATCGTTTTAACCCTTCCTATTACGTTAAAACCACCATTAATATATCCTTCATCAGAATGAGTGAGATACTCGCTTAAAACCATCCTATTAGCTCCATTTGGAGATGATATATGCATGTGCCAATTCTCATATATAGCATCAGCAATTACAACGTCATAATCTATATGGTCATAAATTAATGGATGTGGTTTTAAATGAACTAAATCAGCGTCTATAATTTCAACAACCTCGTCATCATTTAATGTTTCTATAATTTGTTTTGCTGCTGTAAAAACATTAATAGGAATGTGCCATTGTTTATCGCTATCTATGTAGTCGTATACGGAATTAACCATCCTATAAGGAAGCTTCATATCCCAATCAACATCTTCTACTGGAGTCTCATTAAAATGATTATACTTAACTATAGGAATAATAGCTTTATTTGTAGCCTGCTCTCCGTAAACCTCTAAATGTTGAAATTGAAAAAAAGAAATTTGCTTTTTAAAATAAGCATTAGCTACTGTGCAAGGGATTGAAATCATATTAATTTATAATGTACATAAAAATTATCAAAACTTTTACCTTCAAATGGTTCTTCTCTTCCGTGCTCACAGATAGCGCTTTCATATAATATCATATCTCCAGGTTCGGCATACACTTTATGCCACTCTCCATCATGCGATTGAATATCTAAAGGCCAATCAGCTCCAAACTCCTTATAACCACATCCACAGCTTAAATCTTTATCTACTATTATTATACTACTAATGTGATGCGTCTCTACTCTGTCTACGTGTTTAATTAAAGTAGCTCCTTTTTTATATGACCTTATGCCGTAAATAAAAGTGGGCTCTATTTTTTGATTGCAAAACTCCTCGTGAATAGGCTGCAATTGTTTGTGTATTAAAGACCTTATGCTAGTTAAATGCTCAAAAGAATATATATCGCTTCCGCCTCCTATAATTATATTTTCTTTGCCTGGAAAAATTTCTTCAGTTTTTTTACTTTTTAAAATTTCATAAGCTTCTTTTATTATAGACCAAGTTTCATTTGGACACTTAACAACTTTAAATCCTTTTTCAGTTAGCTTTGGTATTTGTTCTTTACTTGTGTACTTTTTTGGTTTACTACTATAAAGATAAGCGTCTTCAGCTCCATTCCAATTATTCTCCCTCCACCAAGATGTAATAATATATTTTTTTCCTTTAGAGATAGGCATACCTTCGTGCATAGAATTGTCTTGACATACACCATCAATCATATTTTTCCAATAAACCGCTTTACCACTTTCAGGTGTAATAGTTTTTTCTAATTTAGGAAAATTTGTTCCGCCGCCATCAAAATCATCATTAAGGTATATCATAAATGTATCAGTGCGATTGCCAGAGCTTAGGCAATGCTTGTCATAAGCTGGTCCGCTAAAAAAATCTTGATGAGGTTTAAAATACTGTCCTTCTTCATAAAGCTGACCCTGAAGCTGCTCTCCTTTAGATAAATCTATACCTAAACGACTAGCTATCTTTTTATGAATACCAATGACCGTTTCATTTTTTGGGTCTAAATTACAAGTACTTGATGTTCTTGTCTTTGATACAGTACTTACTTCGTATCCACCCTCAACTACTGCTGAGGGTTGATGATTAGCATCTATCATACTCATTAACTCTAGGCACTCTTCTTTGCTTAGAAAATTTTTAATTTGATTCATTTTAATTTAATTTAATTTAATTTAATTTTAGCAAGCGTTTCTTTGCGCTACAACAATACCAGCGTCGCTTATTTGAACTTGGTATTCTGCCGCAAAAGTTGTTTCTGGTCTACCAACTCCATACCATAAAAACGCCCCACTAAAAGGATTGCTGCCTCCAGAGTCTGAATACCATCTGCCGCCAACTTTAGTGGCATCTGTTACAAAATCGCCTTCATACCAAATATTGTCAGTTAAAAATTGAAAACATTGGTCGTCAGTTGCTGAACCATTGTCTTCACTTCTACTTGAACCACCTAATGTTACTAAAACTGGAGGCGTTGGACTAGGAGTCGGACTCGGTGTAGGACTCGGTGTAGGAGACGGCGTAGGTGTGGTGCCAGACCATTCTAAGCATACATCATCTCCATTATTAATTGCTACATCTAGTGTATCCCAAGTATAGAATACTACCGTATTCCCCCCTACATTAGTTACTCCTGATAAGCCACTATTAGAGTTCGCTGGTGTTAATACAACACTGCCTTGAGGAGATGTAACTGTTAACGAATCAAATACTGATGTCCAAGGTTGGTCTGTTCCACTCTTCTCTAACCATAATGTATTAGAGTCATTTGAGTTACTGTAAGTAAATCTTATAATTGTCCAAGATGGGTCTATAGTATAAGCATTAGTATCTATTGTTCCAATGTTAAAATCACCTCTCCAATAACCTCTATCAGATAAAGGATTATTATTTCCAGCCACTATATTATTATCACATACTACTATTGGTGTTGGAACTGGTACAGGTACTGGGACAGGCACCGGAACTGGTACAGGAACCGGTATTGGTACAGGAACCGGTATTGGTACAGGTACTGGAACAGGCACCGGAACTGGTACAGGAACTGGAATAGGCACTGGTACAGGCGCCGGCGGGTCAGGAGGAGGAGTTGGTAGACAAGCTGAGCAATCTGGGAAAGCTTCTGTCCAATCATTGGTATTTGAAGGAGCTCCTATTGCTCCTACATCGAAACAAGTATCTCCATAACCTGATATTTTAACAGATTCTCCAGCACTAAATAAACTAACACTTCTAAAGTAAACCACAAAACCTCCTTCGCAAGGCTCGGCAAAATAATAATTATAGGTAGGCGGAATAGGCACCGGCACTGGAACTGGTGTAGGTACACTTGGAACTGGTATAGGCACTGGAACTGGTGTAGGTACACTTGGAACTGGTATAGGAGTAGGAGTAGGTACGCTTGGCACTGGTATAGGAGTAGGAGTAGGTACGCTTGGCACTGGTATAGGAGTAGGAGTAGGTACGCTTGGCACTGGTATAGGAGTAGGAGTAGGTGCACTTGGTACAGGAACAGGAGTAGGTGCACTTGGTACAGGAACAGGAGTAGGTGCACTTGGTACAGGAACAGGAGTAGGAGTAGGTACGCTTGGTACAGGAACAGGAGTAGGTGCACTTGGTACAGGCACTGGCACTGGCACAGGTGTAGGGCAAGATGGGCATGTTTGAGCTGGCAATAAAACACAGCTAACTTGCTCTCTTACTACTACTCCGTCTGAATAAAATCCATCAGGAGCACAAATACTTAAACTTGCATCACTAAAAACAGCTGTTGCATCAGTAAAGTTTGCAGTGTCAATATATATTGTAACTAATCCCATTTTTTTAAACTTATTTTATTTTATATGTTTACATTGCAATGTATAAAGTCATCACAACTATAAGCATTACAACTAAACAGTGTGGCATCCTCTGAACCAGATGGAAAAGTTGTGCTTGTCACAGTTCCACAATAAATAGTATTAGGGTCTGTGTTTCTTATATACTGAACAACATCACTTATCTCAAAAACACAACCTACTTTTGCTACATTATAAGAACCAGCCCCATTACAATCTTCAATCCTATAATTAGTAGGAGCTACCGGGACAGGCACCGGTACAGGCACTGGCACTGGAGGAATAACGCAACTACAACAAGCATCAGTTATATTTAAAGTAGAATAACAAAGAGATAATTCAGTTGACTCTCTGTAGTCCCATATCAAATATAATTTATTTCCAGTACTAGGCATTGTAAAATTAGCAGAATAAACATCTGGAGCTCCTGTTGTTATTATTGGAGTGGCATCTGCAGAAGCTGCTAATAAAGCCTGAATATCAATACTGTTATTTTGATATAATGTATTGCTTCTTAAATATTTAAATTTATTGTATGTAGTATTAAATACAAAATCATCAGTATTTAATTTATTGCTAAATAAAGTTACTACAGCTGCATCAGCAGGTATAATACCAGCGCCTTGAGGTCCAGATACGCTAGAGTATTGAGACACTAAAGGTTGGTTTGTTCCTGTAGAAAATTCTACTAAATTAGAATGTAGAGGAGAAGCAAATGCGCCATCTTGCCACCTATATTCATTATGTATAAATTGACCGCCTTTATTGTTACTTGTTATAGCTATATTATAAAGAGTCAACTCTGCCGCTAAAGGACAATTTACAGTTACCTTAACTGTATCTATATCTACAGAATCAGTAGATACCGTAATAACAGCCTCAGTAATACCAACTATATTTTTAGGAAACGTAAAACTTCCGCTAACTAATACCTCTCCAGTAGTGTAAGTTATTCCATTGTATACAGCCGTTATTGTGTATCTTCTTCCCGCAAACGGAGCTTCAGAAACAATATCAAAACCTACTTCAGTAATTGTATCAGCAGAAATTAATTCAGTAATAACATTGTCAGTACCTTCAAATGGTATTACGTAATCTATTGTTACATCGCCAACAAGCTGTGATAAATCAACACAATAAGAAACACTGTTTCCTAATGAAACAGATAAATTTTTATCTATACCGCAAGCAATACATGTTTCAACTATAGGCAGTGAGTAATTGTTTGAAGACAAAACATACTCATTCATGTAAGGGTCAAAAGCTCCAAGTTTTTGAGTGTCTGGAAAATCTAAGAATAAATCTCTAAACCAAGACCTCATTCCTGCTTCAGAAATTATATTTAAGTTTTCATCCTTAAAAGAAGTTCCCTGTAATTGAATTAAAGCTCCTCGTTTTGAATCTGTAAAATATTTGTCATATCCCCAAGCAACAAAGCTTTCTGGGTTTAAACTAATACCGTAATTCTCTATACGAGCAATTTGTAAGCCAAGCACTTCTGGAACTGAAGTAAGAACACTCTCTCCAGCCGCATCTGAAAGTAAATTTTTTCCTGCTAATACATAAGATATTTTATCCTCTTGTAAAGTAAGTATATCTGTTTGTCTTGAAAATAACATTTGAATAGAACCAAAAGATTCTTCAAGAGGTTTAAAGTTTAATAAACCAACGTTAAATTCATTAAGTTTATTTACATTGGTCTCGTCATTAAATACACCACTATAAGTAAGGTCTGCAAATCTATCAGCTCTTTTGTAATCTACAGCTGAAGTTGTAGTGACTCTATTTCCTAAATTAAATGATTTGGCTGAAATAGAATCTCTAATTTTATAGCTTTCTACTCCATTTCCAAAAGCAAAACAATTAAAAAATCCAGTGCTGACAATACCAGGTATAGATAAAGATAAGTTTTGATTTTGGACATTACCATAATGCTCTCCATTAGGGCCTATATTAAAAGATAAATTATTTTCATACCAAACATCAGGCAATGCATCACTTGGAATTGTTTCAAAAACAATTGTGCTAGAATACCTTATTACTTCTATATTCACGCTTACAGTGGCTTTTCTGTCAGCACTATATCTAGCGCTTGCGCAAGCATCTGGACCTGTAACCATAAGGAACTTTTGTCCAGTAGCTGTATTTGTGTAAAATTGATAATAGTTTATAGTGTCACTTGTAGATATATTAGAAATAGTAGGGTCTACAGCGCCAGAAACCATTGTAGAAACATACTCATTAGTGTATGATTCAGGAGAAATAATACTATCATTAATAAGAATATCCCCAATGTTATCTCCATCCCACCAAGATTTAAAATCAACATAATCTTGAGTGGATACAAAATTAGCTCTAAAAACATTAGAACGTGAAGGGCAACTACCCTTACCTGTTCTTTTTTGAGTTATATCTATGTTTATTCTACTTCCTTCTGGAATAGTATAATCAACATAACTAGTAGCTCCAGTGCCTGAAGGATTTGTTATATTAACTGGGTATGCTACAAATGGATTATCTCCATTTCTATCAGCGGTATCTTGCCTTGGCCCAGGAACAACAAAAGGACCTCCAGTGCTTGTGTCTGTTACAATAGAAAAATTACTAGGATTTAATTTCATATACGGTCCAGAAGGAACATATATATTTATAGGCTGACCTTCCGAATCATCTTCTCCAGTAGGAATAGTTAAAAACCCTTCTACTTTTACTTCTTTTTCTAAAACAGTAGTATACACACAATTTTGTGTAGGACCGCTTATGTCTGATTTTACAATAAGCCTATCACCATCTTGTATTTTTGCAGCATTTTCTCCTTCCAATAAAAAATAAGCAGCATTACTAGCCGGGTCTTCAAAGAATATATTGCTATAAATTGTTTCATAACTATCCTCATCTGGCTTAATTACAAATTTATACTTTGAAGCCCATGAAGGAGCTATCTGAGAGGTTGGTATAGATACCCGTATTGTGTTTTTATCAGCTGAGTTAGCGCATGGTATTTGAACCGTATTATTAGGGCTTACAAGAGCTGTAGAGGAGCGATTAAACTCATCCATATATATTATTCCTATTTCATACCCTCTATTGCTATGAAGACTAGAAGTATTTGCTATCTTTTGGTATACAGCTTCAGAGAATATTATAGAATAATACTCATAAACATTTTGAGTAGGAGTAACAATATCGTCAACATAATTCATTGCAACAATCTGAAAACCTATTTGATTACTTGAAGGAGTAGAGATTATTGATATAGATTGACCGACACCAGTTATACCACTTGTGTTTTTTATTAACGAATCTAAATTTTGTGGTAAAGCACAATTTATTTGGTCTGTAAGAGTAGTACCATCACAAGCCGTAGCAACAGGCTCTATTGCAGAGCCTCCTATTCTTTGTATAAATTCTGGGCTTATAGATAATTCATAAACAGAATTATATGTACTAGGTAAAACATAAGTAAAAGCAAAATCTATACTTGATGTGGTTTCAGCTGGAAATGGAGTGTCTCCACTAAAAGAATTATGTTCTATTTTAAAATCAATAGTAAAAGAAGCGCCTTGAGTTAAATCAAGACCATCTAAATCTACGTAAAATACAGAATCAGGAATAGTCTCTGATGAATTAATTGAATATTGACCAGAATCAGTAGACGTATCAATGTTTTCTTGACCTATACTTTCGCTTACTAAATTAGCATCATATTCAAATTTAACAGGATTATTGTTGCTATCTTTTAAATCATATCCTTCGGTATAATTTCCATACACCAATCTATTACCCATTACAGTTTGTGATTTGGCTGTTAATGGAACATTGTCGTAAAGTCTTAATATTTCAGACTCAGGTAATAAAGTAAATATTTTACTATTATTAAATGTATAAGTATAATTTTGATTATCTGCATAGCCTAGGTTAGACTTATTTAATTTCTCAATTACTTTAATTGTAAAATTATTTGATTCTTTAAATAATAAATCTATACCAACAACCAATGGGCCTCCACTATTAAAAGTAATAATAGCGGCGTTAGTTGAGTTAACCATTCCCTCATTTAAAAAACTATCAAAGCTAAAGTCAAATGGTTCTGGAATAAATGAAGGCTCGCTAAATTGTGAAGTGGCGGAATACTCGCCATCAGCGTACCTATATCTATAAGCAAAACAAATAAATCTTTCTTCTAAAAAATCATCCTCTCCTGCTGTTTTTATTGATTGAACTACAGGCGCGCTTATAGGAGGTTTTTTTATAACCAGTAAAGATTCTTCAGAAAATTGGTCTAAATATGTAGCCATTCTTTGTTGTTATTTTATATTATGGTGTAGGTAATACAGGGAGACAATCTCCGTTTACCGAACAGCTTGTTGCGTTTGGATTAACGTTCATTCCAGGCAATCCTACAAATGGTGAACCACTAGGTCCGTATTTAAATATATTACTTTGACTTCCCGTGTTGCAGAAACCAAAATATGTTGAACCTCCAGATTCAGTTCCAAGTGTTATGGTTAAATTAATATCAGTTGCTCCTGAACCGCATTGGTTTAGAATATAATACAAGTCTAATCCACCACTTGTTAATTGAGTATTTTCTACATCTACCGTAATACAACTACAACCAACTGGAGTAGGTACGGGAACTGGCACTGGAGTTGGTATAGGAACCGGTACAGGTGTTGGTATAGGAACCGGCACTGGTGTTGCAGGAACCGGCACAGGTGCGGGCGTAGGTGTTACTAAAATAGGATTAGGATAGTTTTTATTTATATTTAAAAATCTTGGAGGATTATAATTATCTGTAAAAAATAATAATGAATTATCAATTAAGTTTACTCCAGTTATTAAATATGATGGATTAAAATTTAATGTAGTGTTTACGCCACCTCCATCATCAATACTAATAACGTGATATGTTGTTGTGGACGTAGTAGCGTTGTAAGATACTATTAAATCTAATTTACCAGTATCCCCTTGTACAAATGAAGAATCGTGAATAAACCAATAAACAGTATTGTTAGCTCCATCTTGAAAAGCACCTATACATTTAGCATTAGCGGTTAATGTAGTTCCGTCTATAAATTGTATAGAAGTTAAAGGGATATTACCCTTTGAGTTTTCAACAGAGCCTATTTCAGAATCTTCTGTAGAGCCTAACCTAACATTTAACGCATCTACATATTCACCATTTGGTAAAAGCCTTTCATCAAGGCTTTTGTTCATACGACCGGCAATAAAATTTCTTTTAATATTTGCCATTTTACTTTAGCCACTTATTATCACCCCTTAGATTCATTAATAATCTACCAGGATGAATATTGCTTAATCTAATTTTTGCGTTTCTTAATAACGCTGATTTGTCTTTTTTAGCTCTATTTACTACGTACTCTTGAACATTAAATTTGCTATTTAATAATTCATATTTTATAGCCGCATAAATATATTCTTCAAATAATTTATTTACACTAATCTTAGATTCATTTCCGCCTTCCATTCCATCAGATATGTATTCTAATACACAATTTTCATTAAGCATTGTAGAATCAAAATTAATAACGCCAGCTTTTTTATCTATTCTAAATGTAGGATTTATATTTGCGGTCTCAGTATTTAAACCATATCTAGCTCCTATACTATATTCTGAATACCAATTAGCATCGCTATTTCCAGAATTTTCTGAAGAATTATTTTCTTTATTTAAATAAATACTTTTTTGTTGTCCATCTTTTCTTTCTGTATCTAAAGTAGATTCATCAGTAACTACAGTACCGTCGACATTAAAAGTCAATGTTCCCGTGCTACTTTGAAGATAAGAAATAGCTGAATTTACCTGTATATTTTCATTAAGCGGTCTTAGCCATCCATCTTTGTATAAAGATATTCTAACCCAACTTACATAATCAGAAGGTAATACAAAAGTTAAATTAGAAAATACAGTTAACTCTAAAGCTTTTATTTCTTTAAATGCATCGTAATTTAATTCTTGAATAGCTCTTTTTGCATGAAATAATACTTTATATCTTTCTTCGTTATTAACTAAAGAATGATTACCAGAGTACATTAACAAAAAGTTATTTACTACATCCTGTAAACTTACATACTGATATGACCCCCAATTTTCATTAGTAGGAGCTGTACCAGCATTTTCATAATATTGATATTGAGATAAGTATGCCATTATGATTGATTTTCTTGTTGTTCTTCTCCAATTGCAAATTGTATAGCTTGAATCTCTCTAATAGACATCCCTGCGTATTGTAATATTCTATTTACCAATCTAGTCTCGTCTTCTATGGGTAACTCAAAATCTTGGTAATCTACTTGTGTTTGGTCAAATATTGGTTCTCCTGACGAGACGCTTATGTAAGTCCACTTAGGGTCTCTTGGGTATCTAATATATTGAGACACAACATTTCCAGCAGCATTAAAAGTGTTTGGATATATTGTAATTAAACCCGCCTCTTGCGTGTACGCTGGGTATATTTCAGATGGTTTCGTTAATAAGGAATTATTAAGCATAGTAATTTTACTATGATTTACCTTTTCAGCCTCGCCTTTAAAAACTCCACTTGAATAACATAGTACTTTATTTATTAAATAATAATCGTATCCAGTGGTCGTAGGTGATGGCAAAAAATAAATATTACCAGAATTTTGAATCAATGTGCTTGTAATAGAAAAATAGTCTATAACTTCTTCTATGCCTTTTCTTATATCAGCATATTCAGTTCCAGATACTCTAGCGTTTTCTTTATTTATTTGACTATTGTAATTAACAAAATATTCATCAAAAATATCTAATTGAGCTTGTTTAGCAAATAGATTAAAGTCTGAAGGAGATATATAGCCATAGTTGTTTTTATTTAATATGGCTAAGACCGTATTTCTAACAGCATTTATCATTAGTTTCTTTTTTACAAAGATAAGCAAAAAAAAAGAGGTCATTAAATTTGACCTCTCTCTTATTGTTAAACTAATAAAGATTATTCTTTAAGTAATTTCTCTAGCATTTTTAAACTTTCAATACCATCATCGCTCTGTAAATATGAAGAAACAATAAAAACTGGGTCTTCTCCAAAAGGAACAGTTAGCATCTTAGTTTTATTAGTAGGTGTAGTAAACCATACTTCTTTTTGCTTATTTCTAAAACCAATTAAATTTTTATCAAAAAATAATTTAACAGTAGATTGTAATTTAAGCATAGGGTCATTTACTAAACTCATAAACGTCTTAGGGTCTTGCTTTGCAAAAATTAAAATATCTCTTTTTAATTCCGCAGTACTAACCTTAGAAGTATCCTTACCTAAAAGAACTCTAGCTACAGCTTCTAATTGGTCTATACTTAAAGATTTAGCTTCAATCAAAGCATCAACCTCTAAGTTTAATTGCTCAACAATTTGTTCAGCATCTTTTTCTTCGTTTACTTCAACGAATTTTTTACCATTTAATGGGTGGTAATATAAAAACTCCTGCAATACTGGGTTTGTTCTGGAAACTCTTAAGAATCCATCTTCAAAAATAATAGGCTCCATAACAGCATTTCCATCTTGCTCATCCTCAAAAGGAGAGCGTTGATTTCTAGCATATCGCAAAACTCTGTTTACGCCAGCTTCTTCATCAAACCAAAGTAATGGGTATCTTCTTGAATTTCTTGTGGGTAACATAAAACTCAATGGAACTGAGTTTCTAGTAAGCTTGTAGACTTTATCTACTAATGTTTTTGTTTTTTTCATTATATAAAATTTAATTAAATTTAAAAAAAAAGGGAGGCGGTTAAACCTCCCTTAATAAATACTACTCTTGGAATAAGAAGAAGTTGTTTGCACCTAATGTACATACAGCTCTTTCTGACAAGAAGTGAACTTCCATAGCATCTAAGCTTGAAGTTTGTGCACCGCCAGCAGAACCTGTAATCCAAGTTTTGTAACGTCTGTCTTCTGTTTCAGAAGCTCTATATCTAACATGTAAGAAAGGTCTCTTAGCGTTTTTACCTAAAATCTGGTCGTATACGGTAGTAGAACCAGCAGGTACTAATAATCCGTTTACACGCCCTGAATTAGCTCCAGTAGGCAAACCACCTCTCATTGTTGGGTCATTTAAGTATTTCCAATCAGACTTGTAGAAATCATACCCTCTTCTGAATCCTGTAAATCCAAGGTTTAATGCCATGTCTTTGTCATTGTCAAATAAACCATAAGACGTACCACCAGCTCCGTAAGAGTTCTGAGAAGCTAACATATCATCGATGTCAAATCCAAATTCTCTATCTACGAAAATAACATTTTCTTCAATAGAACCTTGCTTATCTAAACGAGAAATGATTGCATCAAAGTCAGCAAGTGCAGCAGGATTTCCTCCGCCCCATACGTTTCCTCTGTTTTCTACTACGTAGAAGATACCTTCAGAACCTTTGTTTCCTACATCTCCAGCAGCAGCAATTGCTCCAGAAGCAGCTTCAGCTGGTACAGCCTCAATCATTGCAGTTTCAAGATAGTCGTCAAAACGCAATCTAGTTTCATGCTCAGATTTTAAATACCATAAGTACCCAGAAGCTCCATTTTCAGTAGTTACTTCTACCCATCCAATTTGTGCCATATCAGACCCGCTAACAGCGTATTTGTCTTTAATGATAATTGGAGAGTTTTCAAAGAATACGTCATCAGCTTCTAAAGAACCTTCCATTCCGTTAGTTCCTTTTTTAAACTCAGAACCGTAAATAAATACAGTATAAGTAAGACCTGCTCCTCCTATTTGACCAGCAGCCTCGTAGTAAGCAACATCAAAAGTACCAGCCGCAGTATTTACAGCAGTAACAATACCTTTGTTTAGCCCAGCTCCAGCATTATCAGAAACAACAATAGTTTGTCCTACTCTAATAGCAATTGAGCCAGTACCTGGAATTAAAGTATCATTAACTGTAATAGTAGCGGTATCTGCTCCAGCAGCTCCGTTAGATGCACAATTAGTGTACTTAGTGTGTAATCTTCCTTGTTCCGCCCATTTAATAAGGTCAGAATTAGAAGGCATTTCAGCTCCTACCATACGTAAGAACGATGCTACGGTACGATTACCGTATCTTTCAAATTCTTTTTCATAAGTATCAGGTAAGTACTGATTTAAGAAATCGAAATTTGTAATGTAATTTGAAGCCAAGGGCACTTGTTCTGCGCTTGGCTGTAGTGCAAACCCTGGGGTTGCTTGAACAGCTCCTGCCATAATTTTTAATTTTAAATTTTAAACTTTTTTTATACTTCTAATTTTTAAGCCTCGTCCCGAATCAGGGTTAACTGACTTTACTTGCATTCCTCCTTTATTAGTTACTTCTGGTGCTCTGCGCTCACTCATGTTTATATTCTTAGTTTTACGCATTACATCTTCAGTAGCTTCTGATTTACCTTGCTCGTAAAAGAACTGGGCAAACTTATCAGGATTCATTGCGACTGCTAAGGCCTTGTGGTAACCTGCGGCATCATTAACTAAACCATTTTCGTCAATATATTTATTGACAAAATTCATGGGAGTTTCCTGAGCTTTTTTCAAAGCTTGCGCATCGCCTGGAGAAAAATACATTTGTTTTCCGTCAATTGCGAAATCAAAACCTTTGAAATCACCGTCAAACACTTCATTGGTCTTTTTTGAAAACCACTGTCGTTTTGCTTCATTTTCCTCTTGCTGGCTTTTAGCCGATTCTAAATATTGCTTATAAGCTTTAAATTCTTCAGTTTCGCCTTCTGAACTAACAGCCTGTCTTGACTCAAGGGGCTGCTTATAAAGTTCTTTCTGCTCGTTAAAGTATTTTTTAGCTTTAGCAATAGCTTTCTTCTTTGTTAATTTAACTTTTTTAATTACCGATTCTTCATCTAAATCTTCATCATAAGAATAATCCTCCATAAGAGAATCAATATCTTCTAAATCTAAACCTTCTTCAGTCGCTAATAAATATTCTTTTAACAAAGCATCAGGATTCATAGAATCAAAGTCTCTTTGTAATTTTACATAGTCTTCAATTCCTCTTCCTGTATCTTTTTTATACTTAAAGTAAGCGGCAACATCTTCGGGCATTTCTTCGGCCGTTTCGCGTTCCGCAATTAATTCTTCAATTGAATTAATTTCTTTACCGTATCTTTTTCCAATATATGAAAGAACATCTTCTTCCTGTAATTCACTCTCCTGTACAGTTTCTTGTACAGTTTCTTGTACAGTTTCTTGTACAGTTTCGTTTTTAGGCTCTTCAGTTAAAACAACTTCATCATTAACTTCAGTGTCTGAAAATTTTTCTTCATGCTTTTCAAGCAATTCTTGCTCTACTTCTTGAATTGATTTTGCTTCTGGGCCGTCTAAGGCTCTTACTTTCATTTCCATTAGATATAATTTAAATTAAAATTTATTTTATTAAGCCTATCTAGGTTCAAACTCAGCTAAGTCGAAACCATCTAAGCTATCTTCATTAGACTCAAAATTTTGAGGTGGTAAATTATTTTTACGTTGTGTAATTAATTTAGACTGCTCAGTATTCTGTTGGCTAATTCTACTGCTTTTTGCTTTCTCTCTTTGGTCTTCCCTTTGAGATAGGGCGTTTTCATCTATACCACGAAGCTGCAAGTTGTAATTAAACTCTTGCTCCATAAGTTGAGCCTTAAGCATTGCTTCTGTTTTATTTTTTTCTATTTCAAAAGCAATCTCAGCTTGTTTTACTTTTATCTTAGACTCAGTCTCCATGTTTATTTTTTGAAGAGACATTTGTCCAGCCATTTCTTGAGACTTAAGTTGTTGCTGTGAAACCATGGCCTGCTTTTGCATTTCCATTTTTTCATCCCTATCTTGTTTAGCCAACCTTTTTACTTTTAATAATTGGTTTGCTAATTTCAAGTTTCTAATTTCTCTAATATCAATAGCATCTTCAAGATTAATGTCTGCTTTAGATAAAGCCATTTGAATATTTTGCTCAAGCATTGCTTTTTGCTCTTCGTCTGGAGAAAGCTCTATAAATACCCCAAAATCATAAATGTATAAATCACTTATTTCTCCCAGTATACTAACATTGTACTTACCTATTTTATTTACAAAGTCTTCTTTAAAATCAGAATACTGCAAAATATCTGCTATCCTATAGGTTAAAGCTTCTGCTAACGTACGATATATGTAAAGACTTCCGTCTAATATATGGCGAGTAGCAGTATTTGAATTTAATGCAGCTAATTTTTGAACACCCACTAAAGCATCTGGAGATGGGGTAGAACCGTCCCTGGCTTCATTTAAGCCTGTTACAGAGCGAATCATATCTAGGTAGTGATTATAGTTAGCTATAAGCATTTGTGTCTTAGAAGCCCCTGAATTGCTTGTAAGCTGCTGTATAGGAACCCTTCCTTGATTGTATTCTCCATCTTGAGTATAACTCCTACCTACAACACTACCGGTTTGAAAATATAATTTCAAAGCATCTGAGGGGTCGTAAGAAGCGCCAGTTCCTAAATCAACTTCATTAAGTCCATCCGCATCAATATATACACCATCGGGGACTGTTCTTGCAATAACTTGTTGAAGCTTTAAATGCGTTATTTGAATTAAATCAGCAAAAGGAACCATTCTTCTAACTAAAGACTCAATAACACCCTTATACATTCTAGGGGCTACAGCTACGTAATTTGGTATAGCGTGTTGAGATGATGATTTAGGTCTTACCATATTTTCCGCAAGCTCCCACTTAAGAATAATATTAGTACCCATAACCATAACTCCGTTATACCATACATCAATAGTTTTTTCTATTTTTTCAAACCTTCCCTCTTCCATCATTTCTGCCGGAGGGTTAAATGAATCATCTTTTTCTATTATTTTAGAACCACCACCTTCTAGTATTCTTTTCTTATAAACCATTTTCTTAGTGGTCTTATAATTAAAATACATTAAAGTACAAGTGTCGCGATAAAAAATATCGTTTTCATAAAATTGAGCTACATTATAATAATCAAACCAACTCTGACTGTATTTAGATATTTCCTCTAAATCATCCTTAGTAATGGTAGGGTCTATTTTTGATAACTCAGTTATTGGTAAAGTTTTAATTTCACCCCAATAAAAACAATCTTTAAAGTGAGGGTCTTCAGTGTAGCTGTAAACCACATTAGCTGGGTCAACATAAGATACTTCAACTCCAGAGCCTGGTAAAAATTCATGCTTGGCTACAGACATACCAATAACAGTTAAATCATAATCTAACCGTTTACGTATATCGTCATAATGGTTTTCTGAAAACATAGTGTCAATAGCCTCCTCTTCAGCTATCTCAATAGCTGGCTTGTAGTTGAGGTTCATGTACAATGAAAGCTCTTCATCAGAAGCCGGAAGTTCATCAGGATTCATAATAAAAGGGTCAACACCTGTTTGTTTTTGAAGGTTTTCCAAAATATCTTTAGCGGCCATCTGACCCTCTATCATGTCTTGGTACTTACTTCTTTTAGATTGAGATAATGCATCCTGAGCATAAGCCTTAACTTTGAACTCACGGTCTTGCATACCGTTTACCACAATGTCCACAAACTTTGGTAGAATAGGAACTGGGGTCCAATCGAGATTAAGGTAAGACAAGTCACCATCAATCGCTAACTCATTTTTATACTTCGCTATAGACTGCTCACCTCTAGCGTAAAGTCGTAGTCTATGAAAGTCTCTCCATTGATTATAATACCTGCATTGATTCCCGTCTTTTTTAAACCACTCGTATTGAATAGCCTGTCCAATTTGTAAGCCAAATTCATCAGTTGCTTTTTGAGCATCTGAAACAAATTGACTTGGAAATCCCGCAGATGAAATATCTATTTTAACGTCTCTCATCTATCTAATTAATTCACTTAAATTTCCTTTGTTTGCGTACCTCGCAAAGTTAAGGTTTATTTTTGATTGTTTTTTCTCTGTCAAGTACATATGTTTCTGTGTTGCCATAATTGCTAAACCCGAGCTAATACTAGCATCAAACTTAGTTCTATTAGTTATGTCAAATCTAGCCCAATCTTCTAACGTCCTAGTAAACAGCATGGAACCCATGTCGTCTGATTCTCTAAATGCCCCATCCATATCTAATCCAACGTACTTTTCAATATAAGACTCAATAGCGGCAGCATGAGACTGCTTAACATCTTCAGAACTATTTGGGATGCCCCCAAGTTCTCTTTCTGTCTTAGAAAGTTTTGATAATTGTTTATCCGGTCTATTTATAGAGTAAGGTCTATAGCCTCTATTCTTAAAATGATAAAGCAATCTAGGCTTGTTATTTTCAATAAGTATAGGCATTCCGTAAAAAACGCAAGCCATTAATACTTCTTCAAAAAATATTTCTGCTGTTTGAGGTCTAGCTACGTATTCTAAAAAAAACTGATTAGAAGGAGCGTCCTCCATATTAAATTTAGTAAGACCGTGCAAAGCTCCGTTAGAACCTCCACCTCCTACAGTACCTGATATATCATAACTATCACAACCAAAAGCTCCTATATGTTCATTGCCGGGATATTTTAATCCATTTCTTTCTATAACTTTATTTTGCAAGTGTTTAGGTGGTATCCAATTAACCAAAAACCTTCCTCTTTTATCTGGGCTAAAAGCAACCTTCCTATCTTTTATGCCGCTTTCCCAGTAAAAATTACCTCTTGTTAAATGATGTTCCGATATTAAAGAATCATTATAATCTATTTGTTGGTATATCTTAGTTAAATTAAATAAAGATTGTTTACTTTCATCTCTAAATGCATGTGATTCAGTTCTAGGAAACTGTCTGTAAAATTCATTTAAAGCATCAGCGTCAGACTTTAATGAGTCTACTTCAGCCTCCCAGTAATCTATAGCGCCATTTTTTATCCATTGATTATCTACTCCCTTTATTTTTTCACTTGGAACTCTTAATACCGGCATGCCGTGAATGTCTATAAACCCTTCCATATTCCACTCCATAGGGATGAAAAGTGAATACATTCCGCTTTTAGTCTGACCATTGGCGTTTCTTGTTTGAATATTAGAATCCTCGTATAGCTTTTTGAAATTATCACCTCCTTTATCTAAAGCGTTTGATGTTGAACCCATCATGCATTTTCCAATAATCTTGCTTCCCAAACGCAAACAAGTTTTAGTAACCCTCCAGTTGTTTAGTATGTTATTTGGTTTAATCCACTTACCACTTTCATCATGTACAAGCAGTAATAGCTTTTCACCATCATAAGAGTTGTCATCTGTATTTTTCCAGTCAATAGTAGTGTCTAATCCTAAAAGTTCTTCACTTAAAGAATCATACATATTCTTTTTTGTAATCTTAGAAGCTGGAATCCTAAACGCTAATTCCGTTTTAGGTTTATCCATACCATCTTGAATAGGCTTGAAAAAGAATGGAAGCCTATTAGCAATAGGAACAACTTTGTCTGTAAACATTTTTTTAGAATCCGAACCAGTTTTAGAAAGTATTCCAACCCTAGCATCTTTTGCAAGAGTACCAGTGTTTACGCATTCAGAAGAACCCATAAAAGAAAATCCAGAACGTCTTATTTTTAAATAAACCATTCCAAAACATCTATTATCTGCTTTGCAAGCTTCCCAAAATATAAAAAATATTCTATTAGCTTCCCTAAAGTCTGGATAACCAATATCAATACTAGACCACTGAAGATACATATAATGTGCTCCAGTAATATAAGAAGGAGTTCCATTATTCATAAACCAGTGTCCGTCTTCCCTCCTGTCAAATTCAGTTTCTATATAGTCTACCCATTTAGCTTTAAAGTTTGACGGCATCTCATTCCATTGAAAAATAGAATGCACTTTACTAAGTTCTTTTGGAAGTTCGTGACGTTCCCAATATTGTTCTGAACGTTTAGAATTTCTGGTAATAATATTTTTAGGAGATAATGGCAAGCCTATTTTTAATCCTGATATACTTACAACTTCACCTAGAGTTCCGTTTTTTGATATAACAATTATGTTATATTTTTCGTTATAGCCATATTCCCAAGTTCGAGCTTTGTTTTTATTATTCAAAACTCCCTTTGGAATATAGTCTTCTATAACCTGATATATCTTATCTTGAACGTCTTTCTGCAAATCCTTGTTTGGTTTCTACTTTACTGTCAAAATTATTAGCTAGATTAATACTCTCTTGCTCCGCGTCTATTTTATTTAAAATATCGAAAGCATCAAATATAGCTAGCTTCTTAGTTGCCGCAGCATTCTTTAATCTATCAGCAGCTAATTCATCTTCAGGCCCTGGCTTTATAATATCCTCTTTAGCAACTCTAATAAGTTCTTCTACTGCTTTTCTGCCTGCTTCTATAATTTTTACTTTTAATTCTTCCGAGGTCATAAAGACATTGTTATTTGATGGTCAAACATTCTGTAAAGTTTTTCATCATCTACAGTAAACTCATATTCACTATCAGGCTTAAAGGTAATTAAGTCTCCTGATTTTAAGCCAAAGTCTTTTAAATATTTGTTTATGTATTTTAATTTACCCATCAAAGGTTCTTCTTTAAATGGCTTATCAATAAATGATTCAGTAACAGGAATAGGTTCTACAAAACAATAACGGTCATGGCAATACCATTCGTCATTTTTTTTGTACATAAAAAACTGCTCGTTGTCAATAAAGAATAAATCATCCTTAAAATAACTCCTGCCGCTTTGCTGCCTACCCCTCATGTCATTGTAATATTTAAAAACATTATGATGAACAAGAAGGGTATCGCCTTTTTCTATATTGCCTTCATACCCCAGCGGTGTTGAAACAACAATAGCCTCTCTATTGGAGGCTAAATGATTTTCTTCAGAAGTACTTGTTATAAAATCTAATCCACTTATTTTTTTGGAATTATTATAACGCTTACCATTTATAGGTTTTACTATAAAATAAAAAGGAGACTTCATTTAAAAATTTATATTATATTCAATTGAAATAGGCATATTAGAATTAAATTCTTTCCACAAAAAAACCTCATTATCTTTCTGAATCCAAATTAAGACAGAACCTTTTTGTTCGCTATACTTTATTAAATGAATATAATGAGTACCTCCTAAAACATCTTGACCTACAATATAGTGCATAGCGCTTAGCTTGTAGTCTGCTCCTACGGATATTTTTCTTATGTCCATTACATTTAATTTATTATATACAAATATAATAAATATTTAATGCCCTTGACCTTTAGCCATTTTTATTATCTTTTTTAACTGCAGAGCCAAAATAATATCCAAATATAGAAAGAGCAACTCCCTCTAC